TACCAAAGATTGGGTTACATTTTGGTGGGATACAGAGGAGATAATGTAAATGTCAGTATCAGAAAAGATTATTGCTAAGCTTAAAAAGGACAAGAAGCGTTTTCATGCTAATGATAATATTAGCGATTACATCGATGAACAAGAGAAAGCTCTTCTTATTGATGAAGTAACAGAGAAGTTTGATGCTGTTCTTCGTTCGCTTGTGATTGACGTTGATTCAGATCCTAATTCCAACGGAACTGCAAAGCGTCTTGCAAAGATGTATATTAACGAAATTATGGAAGGGCGCTACTCCCCACCACCTCCTGTGGCTGCCTTTCCTAATGACGGCTCTCACGGTACCGACCCATACAATGGAATGTTGGTCGTGAGAGCCGAACTTAAATCGATGTGTTCACATCATCATCAGCCTGTAACTGGCACAGCATATATTGGTATTATTCCAACAACCAAGGTTATTGGTTTGTCAAAGTATGTACGAATTGCACAGCATTGTGCACGTCGTGGCACTCTTCAGGAAGAACTCTGTGGTGATATTGCACAGGCCATTATGACTGCAACTGGTAGCGAAAATGTTGCTGTACATATTGCAGCAGAACACGGATGTTGTACAAATCGTGGTATCATGGCATCATCGTCATTGACACAGACCACTGTACTACATGGAATGTTCTACATTGATGGAATAAAGAATGAATTCTTCCAGAATGTAAAGCTCCAGGCCTCTCAAAGCAGATATAACTGTTTGTAATATAATGGAAAAATCTCCTGTTGACGGATACGAGATTATTTGATATAATAAAAATTATTGTCAATAGGAGGTCAATATGAAGTCCAACTCTACAAAGATCAAAGAAGTAGACCAAATTGAGTTTTATCAGCAGTACTACAATCTTAATGTAGACCAATTTAGAGATTATTGCATTAAGCTAATTCAAAATGCAAGAGCTCCTAATATAGTTTTGATTAACCAACTGAAATCTATGAAGAGTAAGGATTCTATGTTGAAGTCCGTTAATAACTTTATTATGAAGGGCCATGGCCATGGAGTACTCTAAGTGGTTTAAATTTTATCTTATGGAGTTTGTTAACAAGCATTATCCAACTCCATCAGGATACACTTTCATTAAACCAGGTATTACACATCATATGGATGTGATGAAAAGGTTTGATCCATCTGTAGATGATGGTTATCCTAAAAATTATGAAGACTGGAATATTGTCTGTAAATTTTCTAGAGTATTTAAATCATATGCAGAAGCCAAGGAATATGAAAATTATTTCTTGACTGAACTGTATCCTTATGACTATAATGATACAAAGGTTTGGTTGGAAAAGGTTCTTCAGATGGAAGATAATAATCGATATGATAGCATGTCTGGCCGATCTGAGATTCGTATGATTCCCACTAAAGATGCTAAGGCACTATATCATAGACTTAATAGCGAGAAGAAGGCGCTTGCAAATGTCTCGTAAAAAGATTAAAGAAGATCCTAAACTTGTACATCTACGCCGGCGTTTATATCTAGCTGCTAGCAGGGATAGGCCTAAAACGATTGAAGTTGATGAGTATCAACTGTATGACCTTGGAGTTAGTCAAGGATGGAAGTGTGCTTTGACTAATAGAGCTCTACAATTTAAACCAGGCAGAGGTAAGAAGAATCCCTATATTTGCACTATAGATCGTATCAATAGTAAGAAGGGTTATGTAAAGGGCAATGTTCAATTGGTTACGTGGATTTCCAATTGGGCAAAGGGTGAGTTCACTAAAAGTCAATTTGTGAAGATGTGCAAGGATGTTTGCGCTGCATCAGGAGTAAAGAAATGAATCCATTCTCAAAATATATCTGGGTCAAGTTTGCTAAAGAGGGGATCCATAAGTATCCTGCTGCTCTTGAAGATCCTAAGCTAAAGACTGGTGATGAATATGATGTCAGTTTCCTAGGATATCCACATCGCCATATCTTCCACTTTAAGGTTGAAATTGAAGTGTTCCATGATGACCGTGATATTGAGTTTATCCAGTTCAAGCGTTGGCTAGAATCGCTGTATAATCAAGGAACACTTCAACTAAATTATCGTTCTTGCGAGATGATTTCTGATGATCTTGCAAAGGTGATTTCAGATAAATACCCTGGTAGAAACCTTATAATCACAGTCAGCGAAGATGACGAAAACGGAGCAACGTGTAGTTATCTTGCCAGGGGGTAATGATGAAGACGTATAAGAACTTTTTGGACGAAGCTATGATGAAGACTCATCCTATGGCAGTCCATGTTCGTAGCACTGGAAAGAACCAGTTCAAAGTACATGCAGTTGGTTCTAAAGTAAATCCAACACACGTCAAGGTCGGAGACACTCTACGTTCTTCGGATCTTGACGATCTTTCAGATGCTGGTCATAAAGTAAAAGAAATTAAGTAATGTATTATATTTTTATTATGAGGAATGTGAATGTCTATCAAATTTTGTCATATTGCACCAACCAAACATCTTAATCTCGTAGCTAAGCGTCCTGTTCATCTTGCCCTTGCGCATCTAGTTGAACAGGACGCTTCTTATGTAGACTTCTATCTCGACCAGAAGCAGAGACATAATTGTAAGATTATCCTTGACAACTCTGCCTTCGAAATGTATAAGCAAGGTCGACCAATGTATCCATCAGACAAGTTGATTGAGATGGGTACTCGTATCAATGCTGATTATGTTGTAATGACTGACTATCCGGCAGAAGCTGGTGAGAAGACAATTGAGTCTGCAAAGAAGCTTGCTCCTATCTTCCATGATGCTGGATTCAAAACTTTCTATGTCCCACAGTCTGAGATTGGTGATGTTAAAGATCTTATTAAGTCGTTCCAGTGGGCAGTGGATAATCCTAATCTTGTAGACTACATTGGTGTTTCAATTCTTGCAGCTCCTAATGCTTATGGCGTTGAGCGTGGCAATAAATTGCAGCGATTCAATTCTCGTCTCCGCTTGATGTATGAGATGAGAGAGTCGATGATCTTTAAATCATACAAGAAGCAGGAACAGAAGGTTCACTTCCTAGGTATGATGGATGGACCTAACGAAATTATGTACATGTCGCCTTTTGGTGAATATATCGACACATGGGATTCTAGTGCTGCTGTGTGGACTGGCCTTAACGGAATTGAATTTGATAAGACTCCTACAGGTTTAATTAACGGCAAGTACGAAGAAGAAGTTGACTTTAATTTTATAACAGAAGATCTTAATAAGATTGAGTTAGCTCAGACCAATATGGAATATATCGATCGTTTGTGCTATGGTTACATTTGGTGAGATTATGGATTATCGTTATAACGAAGACAAGAACATCCAAAAGTTTATTAAGTACATCGAAGGAACTTACAACCAACATTACGTAGGTAATGGTGAGATTCAAACTGTAGACTTTTGGGAATCGTTGGGTAGTCTTGAGACGACTGCTCGTGATACTGCAATCAAGTATCTTGCACGCTATGGCAAGAAAGATGGCCGCAACGAAAAAGATTTGTTGAAAGCCATTCACTACATTATCCTTATGATGTATGCTTCAGATAAGGAAAATGAAAAGACGTTGAGGAAGTAATATGGCCATTAAGTTAAATAATGGAGGGCAAATGATTGCACAACAGCCTTCCGTAAATACACAGACACAGCCTCAAGCTACAAAAGCTATTGAAACACAACAGACATCTCCTACACAACAACAGACACAATCACCACCTAGACCACAATTTACACCTGTTCGTAGAGAACAAGGTAATAGAAAAGAGATGGTACACCATCCCGATCATTATGGTGGTAAAGAAAATCCCTACGAAGTAATTAAAGTAATCAGAGCATGGAATCTTAGCTTCTCGCTTGGTAATACTGTCAAGTATATTGCTCGAGCAGGTCGCAAAGATCCATCGAAGAGAATTGAAGATCTTCATAAGGCAATGTGGTATCTTCAAGAAGAAATCAATAGCGAATACGAACGCCAAGCAAAATAACTTTTAACTATATTATGG